TCCTGATTTTCAATCTGTAGACCAATTGCAATTGCATTAAATTCTGTTGGAAAATTAACCTGGCGGGTAGTGCCTTGAGGTATGGTTATAAAAATAGGAAAGGACTCTATTTCCGTTGAAGCTGGCTTCGTGAGAACTTCGAATCCTTGAATGTTTGTAGGCATTTTTTAAACCACCTAAAAGAGATTAGCATACTTTACGATAAATTGGTATCCAGCAACTCCACCACCTAAAACAGTTTGTGCAGTTGAATATGACAATTGTTTACCCCCAGAATTTCCAGAAACGCTTATTGGTAAAGGTCCTGGAACCGTTCTACCTGCACTAGCTGCTGATGAGTTGCTAGAGAAGAATGTTGGTCCGGCTTCTAAGTTGTTGATAAACAATCTAGTCTGATATTGTTCTGCTGTTGCAGGATCAATTGCATTAACAAAGTCAATGATAGCGTTATCTTTGTTTAACTGTTGTACGCTTAACCCGGTAACATCATCAGTTGATAATGCAAACTGATTGATTGCAGCCGGTGCAGCGAAAGTGTATTGTCGCATGATTGGTACTCCCATTTTATTAAAGAACCTCCATAGCTGGTGCCACGTTTTGATTACCTTGAGGTCTTGGTGTCAACATACCTAAAGCAAATTGACCAATAACCCCCTCTAAACCGCCCAATGCAAAAGCTCCGGCAGGAGCAGCGAATTTAGCGATTGATGAGTTTGGTGCAATAAAGGAGATCATTGCAGTGGCAAGTGTTGCCCCTCCTACTCCTAATGCTACTTTTTTCAATGTTGATGAACCTAATACGGATTTTACTGAATTACGTTTCACACTTTTACGTTTAGTCTTTGCTTTATTAGTTTTACGTTTAATACCTGTAAAAGCTCTTCGTGCTGTTTTACGCATTCCACCTTTTTTAGTAGAAGATTTTTTTCTTTTTTTATTTAATGCAACTAGTTTTCTAGTAGCTGCTTTTTGTTTTGCTGATCTAGCCAAGTAGACCACCGGTTAATTGAGATAATGTTGATTTTTCAGATGAGGTTGCAATTCTTGCTGCTGGAAATCTACCGGCGGCTCTATCTGCTGCATCATTTGCGGCTTGAATCCTGCTTAATTTGTTGTTTGGAAAGGCAGATGCGGTTGCCGGTGCTTGTGGCGTAACTCCTGGCTGATCTGATGCGGTATTAACTACCGGATCAACTGTAACGGTATTACTTGCGGTTAATGCGTTTTCTGTTGCAATAATATTTGCTGTTTCATTTCCATAAATTAGATCTTTTAATGTAAATAACGGATTTAGTAATTGTGCGGAACCTGTACCAATTCCAGTAAATAGTGATTGTACTCCCGTACCGATTGAACCTACACCACCGCCGAAAGCTGTTAATGTTTCTGATAATGCAGTTGCACTTTGAGAAGCTTGTGCTGGTCTAGCTACGATATTTGCAATTGCAAATACAGCAATTCCAATTGCTGCTATTGGAAGAATTTTTTTTAATATTCCGGCTACTACCATAACAGATTTGGAAGGCTTAACTGTAAATAAACTTTTGTCCTTTACACGTTGGACAATCTGATAAAAAGAATTGTTCTTTACCTGATGCACCAATGTCATTAGTTAGGACCTTGCCGCATGGAATTCCAGTTTCAGTATCTTCACAAGTCTTACAGGGTTGATTCTTCTGTTGTGTCCTGGGGTTTTGCATTGTTCCCCGGTTTTTGTTTGCTGACGAATTTTTCCACAATTGATTTAACTGCATCAGGGTTTGACTGTACATAATTACCAATAAAATCTAAAGCCTTTTTATTCTTTAGTAATGGTCTGATCGAAGCCGGTAGACTTGGAGCTATCTGGTCTATTACAGCACTTATTGCACTGAATGGGTCATCTGCATCGTCTGCTGATATTGATATTGACTTCTGGCTCTGGCTAACCTTGCCTCGCAGTCTTTTGTTTGTTGCTTCCAAGTCTGCAATGTACATATCATATTGTCTTTTAATTTTATTAGAAATCGGTGAAGTTCTACTAAAGTTCCTGGTAACAACAATAGCACCAATGCTACCGCATACAACTGTGACCAGGATAATAAGTAAATTGTATTGCTCAATCATATGTAGTTGGTGTAACTTTTACTTAATATTTGCTTTGGTTCTCTCCTCCCGGACCCTCCTCTCTCCATATTACCCCATTTTTTGCCTGTTTACGCTTTGTATCGCTACAGTTAAAACTAAGACTGGATATCGTATCCTATCCTCATAATACGGTACGGGCTTGGAGTAGGGGGTAGATCAAGCCGTACGGGGCTAAGGGAACCTATACACCGTAAAAATTTTAAACAAAACGGTGTAAGGTTGTTGACGAACCAAATATATTGTACATACATCTGTATGTATCTGTATATGACAAGTCACAAAGAAAGAGTGGAAAGACTTACGATCTTATCCAAAAGAAAAAGAGAATTGTTAGATGATGGGAATAGTGAAGTCCTAACCCGTCACATCCTGGATGATTACATGGTAAACATCTGGTTCTTAGGTAATCAAACTAGGTCTGATTACATGGATACTTTGTTCAGAAGTCAAGAAACAGAACAAACACCAAAAGCATGGAAGTCTGCACTTGACTGAAGAATTTAAAAACTTCTGGCTTTACATGCATTGTCCTAAATGCAAGGAACCAACACTCACAACAAAACAAATCAGATGCGATAATTGTAAAATCTTATTTGATTGGGATGACGAGGAAATTTAACCCTCAATCACATTTTAAATCGGTTTGTGAAAAACTTCCCATAGCGTTATCTCGCCTTGAGGATTTCTAACAATTACTATTTTTTCTATTTTTGATTTATCTATTTCATCACAATATTTTTTAAATGACTCATCTCTAATTTTATGACCTTTCTTTATTTTTGCTTCATCTATTATTTTTAATTTCATTAGAATTCAATCCCCGAATAAAAACAATACATAGTTCCGGTTGATGCTCGAAATTGTATATATTCACTATTTGTAATAAAATGTTTCATGTTCATATTTCCCTCCCATTTAATAAATTCTGCACCTTGACCAGATGTTGCATTAGAAAGTCCTTCTCTTATAGCTGCAAAATCTCCTTTTGGATAGAATCTTCCACTACCGTTATTCCCTCCCATTGATGTTATCATAACATTTACTCCTGCTGCCGGAATAATGTCAGTTCCCCCGGTACCTACGTTTAAAGATGCATTTGCAAAGATATCTCCTGCCGCCATTATGTTACCTCCTGGATTGTTCCGGATTGCACGCCTGTTATAACGGAAGTTTTGAAAGTTGCAATGTTAGTTGCGGACCATTTTCCCTTGTTAGCTGTTAGTCCAACAATATCAGCCGTATTTGTTGCAACTTGTGCGGAATTATCAGTAATTAATGTAAATAATATATCGGACCCCATTAGCGTTAATGTTTTAGATAATTCTCCTCCTTGACCGGGGTTATTGTTATGCACGTGGTTACCAATTGCAGAAGATCCACCGCCGCCAAAACTCATAACGTGTTAAACTCCGGTAGGGTAGGTTTTGGAAGTGGTGCCATCTGACCCGATATAATTACTGGGCCTGCAGCGCCGGCTACGATCGTAACGGATACAATGTTCATTTGTGAGAATGATCTAAAGTTTGATGCCGGAATTTGAATAGGTGTATTGGTTGAGCTGTTAATCCTGTATGTGCAAAAGTTGCCCCCATCCTGATTTTCAATCTGTAGACCAATTGCAATTGCATTAAATTCTGTTGGAAAATTAACCTGGCGGGTAGTGCCTTGAGGTATGGTTATAAAAATAGGAAAGG